GGGAACACGTACATGATTATACATGGGGAGATGATGGAAGATTGAAGAATAAGACAACTCGCGAATTAAGTGAAGAGGAAAGAAAGGAAAATGGCGATATATTATGAATAAAGATGAAGTAAGACAAATTTTATCCGAGTGTTGCAATGATATTTCTTTCGCTTACAGAGGATTGGCATCGGGAGTGACAGTTGAAGTCAGAGATTACATTCCAACGTATCAAGCGTGGCATGGTAATGATACGAAAGAGTATGATAATGTAGATGAGGTTATGAATGATAAATTTTATAGCGGAAAATCATTAAACGATCTAGTAAAAGAAGTAGAAATTGATGCAATGTAATACCATCGGTCGAGCGGGCTGGTGGTATTTTTGTACTCATTTTGGAGGTGATGCGATTTGATTGAGGTGAGAATTCGACCAGAGCGAATTGAAATCTTTGGACACGCAGGGTATGCAGACCCCGGAAAAGACATTGTTTGTGCTGGTGTCACAGCGCTTACGCAGACGCTGATCCAGTCGATTGATGACTTAACGGATGATGAAATAGAATACAGAATATCTCCCGGAAAGGCTGAGATAGAATACAGGAATCTGTCAGAGAAATCAAAAACTCTGGTGGATTCCTTTTTCGTTGGCATTCGCTTGATTGCCGATGAGTTTCCGGATTATGTAGCAATTATGTAATTCACGCCCAAGTCTTGAAGGCGTAAAAAGCTAGGGGAAAGGACCATGAAGAATGTCATTAAACTTTTAGGAGGTAAAGAAAATGAAGAGCAGGATGTTTAGAATGCTGCAGTTATTTGCAGAAGAAACCGTAGATCACACAGCAGAACCTGATGCGGTGAAAGATAGTGTTAATCCGGAAAACACATCTGATGATAGCGGGGAAGAAAAAAAGTACACAGACAATGATGTGGATGCGATTGTAAACAAAAGATTCGCAAAATGGAAAACTGAGCAGGAACAGGCGGTAAAGAGAGCTAAGGAAGAGGCAGAAAAGCTGGCAAAAATGAATGCTGAGCAGAAACAGAATTACGAGATCGAGAAGTTGCAAAAAGAGAATGAAAAACTGAAGCAGGAGGCTGCAAAGGTTGAGCTTAGCAGAAGCGCCACAGGCATTCTTGCAGAAAAAGGAATTGAAGCAACGCAGGATGTTCTTGATTTTGTTGTAGGGAATGATGCTGATGATACGAATGCAAAAATTGATAAGCTTGTAAAAATCGTGGAATCCCAGCTTAAGAAAGCCGAGATTGCTAGAGCAACCGGAACCACACCAAAAACCATGACGAACTCAGGAAGCCAGTTGTCTGAATTTGAAAAGAGACTTGCAAAGTATAAATAAAGGAGAATGTGAAGATGAAGAACAGAGAATTTATGATGTTGCAGTTATTTGCGGCAGGAGACAATAATGATATGCCGGTAAGAAGCTACCAGCTTGAGTTTAAAAGTCTTTTGCAGGCAGTATTTAAAAAGATGTCCTATTTCGCGGATTTTTTCGGCGGCGAACTTGAGGCACTGGATGGAGTCAGAGAAAACGAAACAGCCTTTTATGTAAAAACATCAGACATTCCGGTTGTGGTTGGAACTGGGTACGATAAAACAGCTACGAAAGCGTTTGGAACGGGAACAGGGAACTCTAGCCGTTTCGGGGAGAGAAAAGAGATTATCTACGCGAACACGCCGGTTAATTACTCTTGGGGATGGAATTACCACGAGGGAATTGACCGACACACCGTAAATAATGATTTTGATGTTGCGGTAGCAGATCGCTTGGAACTGCAGTCTCGGGCAAAAACAAAGCAGTTTAATAAGCAGCACGGAAAATTTATTTCCACATCTGCAGGAAAAACTTTAAGTGTTACTGATTATACGGCAGACAATGTATTAAAGCTGTTTAATGAGCTGTCTAAGTATTTTAATAACATCGAAGCAGTTGGAACGAAAAAAATTAAGGTTTGTTCCGATCTGTACAATGCCGTCGTGGATCATCCTTTGAATACGACTGCTAAAAACTCCACTGTAAACATTGATGGAAATGAGGTTGTGAAGTTCAAGGGATTCCTTGTAGAGGAGATTCCGGATGAATTATTCCAGTCTAAAGAATGCGCCTATGCATATATTGCCGGAGTTGCAAAAGCATTTACTGGAATTAACACAGCGAGAACGATTGAATCGGAAGACTTTGACGGAGTAGCTCTGCAGGGAGCTGGTAAGGCTGGAGAATTTATTCCGAATGACAACAAGAAAGCTGTAGTTAAAGTGTCGGTGGGGTAGTACCCACTGACGATACCGCCTTGATTGGCAGTGGGAAGATCGGAAAGGCAAAAGTAGGAAAAGCGAAATAATATAACGGAGGTAGTAGATATGGCATATACACCAACAACATGGAGTGATGGAGACGTTATTACAGCGGAGAAACTGAATAAGTTAGAGCAGGGCGTGAAGAACGAGCAGGTTGGACCAGCAGGGCCAGCAGGCCCAAAAGGCGATCCGGGTGCGCAGGGACCTGCGGGACCAAGTTACACTCTTCCAGCAGCAAGCAAAACAACACTGGGCGGTGTGAAACAGGCTGCGCTTGTAGCAGAAGCGGCAGGAGAGAATGTAACAAAGGCGGAATTCAAAGCTCTTCTTGATGCATTAAAGGCAGCCGGACAGATGGCAAGAGAGTAAAAGGAGCACCTATGTTAGTAGACTACAGTTACTACATTGAGGATTTCGGGGGAGAGAAAATCTCCTCTGAGTCCGATTTTAAAAGAATCAGAAATTTGGCAGAAACGCATCTTTGCAACTTTACGTTTAACAGAATTAAAAATGATGTAGAGAATGAGCATTTGATTAAATCGTGTATTTGTGAAATGTGCGATACAATCTATGACATGACCTTAAAAGACGGCGGAAAAGTTAAAAAGTCCGAAAATACAGACGGGTACTCTGTGTCTTATGTAACAGAGCGTATTGACGGACAGGACACAGAAAAAGCGCTTGAGAATAAGCTGTACCGGATTGCGAAAGTCTATCTCGGTAATACTGGCTTACTGTATCGCGGAGTATGCTAATAAATTCAGACGCCACCCTGTACAGCCGGAAGTATAACCCGTCTACTCGGCTGGATGAGTGGGAACGAACCTACATCCCGGAAGTGTGGTGGTACAAAAACGAAAAGTCGCAGATCACGACAGATGGATTAAAGCAAGCAGACACCTACACCGTCAGAATCCCGGACACGAGCGTGGCTGTCAAAAAAGATGATTATCTTGTAAAAGGAGATTGTAAGGTTGACATGCAGACCATCAAGGATTTGGATGGGCTGGATAAGACCAGAGTCACATCTGCAAACTACAATACTTTTGGCGGCAATCCGCATATTAAGGTGGTGGGAATATAATGGCAAAAGGAAAGAAAAAATTCCAGATTGAGACGCCGAGAGGTAAGATATCAACTTACACGATTTCCAAGGGAAATTTGAAAGGAAGGACAATAGCGAGACTCGACTGGAATCCGAACTTTAGACCGAATATGGAATCCGGTTTCGCAAACGCACAGGAGTTTGTTGATTCTGAGTGCATCCGGCGTATGAACCCGGAGACTCCAAGACGGACAGGAGCACTGGCTAAGTCACCGACTCTTGGCAGCGTGATCGGCAGTGGTGAAATCGACCAGATTGCGCCTTATGCACGTAGACAGTATTACGAGCATAAGGAAAAATCACGATGGTTCGAACGCATGAAGAACCGGCACAAGGACTCTATCTTGAAAGGAGCTGCGAACTATGTCAAATCTCACTGACAGTGTCAGATCGTACATCCTCATGTGCCCGTTTTTAAGTGATGGGCGTGTAAATGTGGACTATATCGGAACAGATATGGGATATTCAATCGACCCTCTTCCGTGTGATCCAATTATCCAGAGATATATGGATGGTGGAGCAAAAAAGCAGTTCCAGTTTGCATTTACAAGCCAAGAGGAATACGATCAGGACGCAAGGATAAATATTGAGAACAGCGGATTCTTCCAAAGTTTTGAGGAATGGCTGGAACAGCAGAGTTTTAATGGCAATCTGCCGGAACTCGGAGAAAAGAAGAATCCAATATCGATCGAAACTTTAAACAGCGGCTATCTGTACGATATGAATGGTGAAAATGCCAAGTATCGCATAGAGTGCCGCTTAATTTATGCACAGGAGGTATAAATATGGCAGAGAAAAAGTCTGAATTAGTTGGACGCCACAAACGGGTGGCATACATGAACACGGACGCTACCGGAAGTTCGCCAAAATTCGAACGCATGATGAATTTTACAACCATGACAAATGGGAAAAACCCAAAAGAGTATTCCAGGCAGTACGTGGATGAAATCGCGGAGCGTGCGGACGTTGTAGGGTACGCGCCGGCAATCGAATATTCGTTTGACCGGTACACAAATAACCCGGTACACGAAAAAATCGCAACAATCCACGATGGTGAAAAACTTGGAGATGACGCACATGTAGAGGTTGTAGTTGTCGATTTCTTCAAGAAAAGTGACAAGGGCGATAAGTGTTACGCTACAAAAAGAACCTATGCGGTTATCCCGGATTCTGACGGAGATGGAACGGATGCGCTTGTGTATAGCGGATCTCTTAAATCTGTGTCCGACATCGAGGAAGGATACGTTACAGAAACCGATTTTACAAGCAAGACGGTTACTTACACAAAAGGTGATTACGCAGCAACTGACTGAAAGAAAAGGAGAGCGAGCCAATGAGCCAGTGGAAATGGAATGACGTAGAGCTTGAAATCGATATGGACGATGTAGAGTTTTTGGAAAGGTATGAAAAGGTATTTGAAAACATCGAGCCGAGGGAGAAGAATCTTGAAAAGGTTGGAAAAATATCTGAAATAACCAGAGAATATTGTTTGCTGTTTTATGATATTTTTGACGGAATTTTCGGAGAAGGTACTTCTGAAAAACTTTTTGATGGGAAAATGAATTTGAGAGTTTGCGAAGAGTGCTATGATTCGTTCATTGCTGTATGTGAAAAAGAAATCAATGCCGTAAACAAAAGAAGAAATTCTGTTGTTAGCAAATATGCTCCGAATAGAGCTCAGAGACGTGCAAAGAAATAACATGAATTTTTTCTATGAAGAGTTACCAAACACGGTAAATGTGAAAGGTGAAAACATCAAGATCATTACGGATTTCCGTGAATACATCAGACTTTTGGATATGTTAAAAGACCAAGAGCTTGATGCTCTTCAAAAATTTGCAATCATACAGCAGTATTTTCTTGATGACATAGTCGCAGACGAAGAAGCTATAAGTGCATTGTCCTGCTTTATAACGATGGATGCAAATTGCGTAGAGGCTGCGGAGACAGGTGATTGTGGGAGACCACAAGAAAAGCCGAAGAAAAATTTGTTCTCGTACTCCATTGATTATCCATATATATTATCCGGCTTTCTCAGAGATTATGGGATTGATTTAATCGACATTAAATATATGCACTGGTGGAAATTCCGGATGCTTTTCGATGGTCTGTCTGACGATACGGAAATCAAAGACAAAGAAGAGAGAAAACGAATTAAAAAGATCCAGAAATCAATTCAATTGCCATCTGAGAGTCTGACGGATTATGATATCGGAAACGCTTTCATGTGAGGTGATGAAGATGGACAAAATAAAGAAACCGCCACTGATAAGAAAGTGGTATAGATGTCCGGTGTGCGGGTGCAAACTCTTGATTTATGATAATACAACTGTCTGTACCAATGTATTTATTAAGTGCCGGACATGTAAAAAAGAAGTAGAGATTAAGATTTAAGCACTTTAAATTGAGCCATTGAGCCTGTGCTATCCATAAAGGAGGGATAGTATGGGTTATGATGGCTCATTAAAATTTAATACAGAAATAAGCGAATCTGGATTTAATTCAGGAATTTCCAAACTTGGCAGTGTCGCAAGTGGTGGATTGAAAGTGATTGCCGGATCAGTAGCTGGCGTTGCTGCAGCATTTGGGGCAGTGTCTAAAATGTCTCTTGATTCTGTTGCAAGCTTGGAGCAAAACATAGGCGGCGTTGAGACGCTATTTAAAGATAGCGCACAGACAGTGATTGATAACGCGAACAATGCGTATAAGACAGCTGGTGTATCCGCAAATAAGTACATGGAGACTGTGACAAGCTTTTCTGCATCACTTTTACAGGGGCTTGGGAATAACACCGCAGAAGCTGCTAAAATAGCAGATATGGCAATGGTAGACATGTCTGACAATGCGAATAAATTTGGATCCAACATGACAGATATCCAAAACGCTTATCAGGGATTTGCGAAGCAGAACTACACAATGTTGGATAACCTGAAACTTGGATATGGTGGAACGCAGGCTGAAATGATCCGCTTGATTAACGACAGCGGCATTCTCAACGAAAAAATAGAGAATCTTGACAATGTGTCGTTCGACCAGATCATTCAGGCAATCCACAAGATTCAAGAAAATATGGGTATTGCCGGAACGACAAGCGCAGAAGCATTGACTACTATAGAGGGTTCTGTGCAATCCGCAAAAGCAGCGTTTGATAACTTTTTGAATGGTTCAAGTTCACCTCAGGAGTTGGCAGATGCTGTAAAGGCGGCGGCTGAAAATATAACGAACAATTTAATGCAGATTGTTCCAAGACTTGCAAAAGAACTTCCAGAGGTTGGAAACCTGTTGATGGAAAGTCTTTCACAGTCGCTTAATTCCGGAAAACTCGGAGAAATGATGCAGATAGGCGGGCAAGTCATTTCGAATATCACAACCGGAATCATTCAGTCGTTGCCTGGAATCGTAACTGCGTCAGCGCAAATCATAAGTTCGTTTGCAGAAAATATCAGCACAAGTATACCGCAACTGTTGTCGTCTGGGATCCAGATCATACAGGCAATAATAGACGGGATGATGCAGGTATTACCATCTGTTGGATTGCTTATAACTCAACTTATTACAACCCTATACGAGCAGATAACATCTCAGGGGCCAGGTTTGTTGCAGCAAGGCTATGAATTGTTGAACAATCTGATTGACGGATTTGTAAAGGCAATCCCAGAAGCGCTGCCGAAAGTGCTTGATTTTATACAAGGAATCGGAGAAAAGCTTGCAGAAGCTGCACCTGTAATGATTCAAAAAGGTTTTGAGTTGCTACAGAAATTGGTCGAGGGAATCGTGACCGCAATACCGATATTGATTGAGCGAGTCCCAGAGATTATCTCTACATTCGCAAACATTATTAACGACAATTTCCCAACGATTTTAATGAAGGGCGCGGAATTGCTTGGGCAGTTGGCACTCGGGCTTATTCAGGCAATACCAACTCTGATTGCAAATATTCCCCAGATCATAGCAGCTATTGTCGACGTGCTGATGGCGTTCCAGTGGTTAAGCCTTGGCAAGAGCATAATTAAGTTCTTGGGTGATGGCATTACGTCTATGGTCGGATTTGTAAAAACAGCCGGGACTAATATATTAAACGGAATTAAAGGTTCTATTCAGAATCTGCCTTCAACGCTTGCTAATATAGGAAAGTCTGCAATTCACAATCTCGGGAGCACAATAAGCGGCATGGTGTCTTATGTGAAAACCGCCGCTCTAAAAATCGCGTCCGGAATTGAAACGGCAATACTGACGCTGCCTGGTAAGATGGCATCAATTGGCAGCAATATTGTACAGGGACTGTGGAACGGAATATCCAACATGACTGGTTGGATTATTGACAAGATTGGAGGATTCGCAAGCAGTGTTGTTTCGTCCATCAAAGATTTCTTTGGTATACATTCCCCATCCAGAGTTATGCGAGACCAAGTCGGGAAATACCTTGCAATGGGTGTAGGCACTGGATACGAAAAGTATATGCCGTACAAAGAGATGAAAAAAGTATCCGGTAAGGTGGTGTCTCAGTTGTCCGCATCTGTGAGCGGTATAACATTATCAGTGCCGGAAAGCGCTGGAAGTCAAACTTATCAGAAAAGCGTTGGAATCCGGAAGTCTGAAAATAATAACGAGATACTCTATGCAGTAGACCGTCTATCCAGACTTGCAAACAGGCCACTCGAGATCATCAACAAGATTGACTCTGTAGAGACATCCAGAGTACTTGCCACTCCGATGCAAAACCAGATTAAAAAGAATCAAGATTTTAAAAAGATGTTAGGAGGTGACAGAAATTGAGTCTATCAGTTAAGTTTAACGACCAAGAACTCGGAAAGTATTTAAACGTGCTTTCTGGGTTCTCCCCATTTAGCGGGGTAGACCGCGAAACAGAACTTTTGGGCGGAGCAGAATCGTGCAAAGGGGAAGATTACGGGTATACAACTTATAAGTCCAGAACAATAGAAATGCCCTTTGAATTTGTTGGTGATATCGCAGAGAGCTATAATGAGATTCAGAAAATTTTGAATGTCGCAGAGCCGAAAAAACTTGTTTTTGGGAATTATCCAGACCGCTACTTTTATGCGATACCGGACGGAAGCCTTGATGTGACACAGGTTGCGATTTTTGGAAAAGGCACAATCACATGGCTAATCCCTGACGGGGTAGCGTACTCCACTGCAGAATTCGACTTTTATGGAGTCCAACAGAGTGGCTACCAGACAATTGCCATCCAAAACAACGGTACCGAATGGGCAGATGTGGACTACGAGATTACCCACAAGCACGAGAACGGCTTTATTGGATTGGTCAGCCAGTATGGAGTAATTCAGCTTGGGAAACAAGAAGAAGCGGACGGAGAGAACTACGAAGCGTCCGAAGAACTGTTTAACGGTTACGGCTTGTTTCAAGATGATCACGGCACCTCTCATCAAAATCCGGAGAATACCACACAAGGAACGCTGGAAGTGCGGGACGTTGCCGGATATAACGTCATGGCATTAAAAGGTGGACAGGCAACATCCGGATACTGGAATGGCGGAATGAGAACACTTACTATCCCGGTTGACAGCGAGGGCAGACGTGGAGCGAAAAACTTTTACTGTTACACGCAGCACTGGTTCGAGACTGGATTGATGGGACAGACGGGAGCACAGACTATTGCGTTTCTTACAGGGAAAAATGAAGTGATCTGCTCCATGTCTATTAACAAGAGTGATGCCACAGGTAATACGGCGCGTATCGAGTGGTTTGCCCCAGGGAACACCTTAATCAGACGAGAGGAATTCCAGCCGACAGCCTACGAGGGCAATCCGTTTAACCTAAAAATGGGATGCCATAATGACTTTTTAAAAGAGGGAGAAAAGCTGCGGATTTTCTGGTATGGAAGTTATATGGAGCGAAACATACCAGAGATTAAGGATATGGAATGCGAAAAAATCCAAATCTGGATCGGACAGTGGGGAGACAGAAACCTCACAAACCAGTACGTCACGCACAATTATTTAAAAAGCATCCGATTCAGAAAGGACAATGTCGATAAGTATAAGGATGTGCCAAACCGGTATCGTGCTGGAGATGTGGTGTCTATAGATGGAGAGAGTACAAAGGTCTATGTAAACGGGATGCCGGCAAAAGGAGATGAGATTAATGGATCCAATTATCCAAAAGTTCCACCGGGGACAACGGAAGTCCAGTTCTGCTATTCTTCCTTTTCATCTCCACCGCCGCATATTAAAGCAAAAATACGGGAGGTATATTTGTAATGGATAACATCAGAATTGCGATTATAAGCACAAATAACACGCCAGTAGCGTACATGGACAACGGGCATAAAAAGTCCATGCACTACTGGAATGATAAGCTACACGAATACTTACAGGGTACGGCGAATGCTTACACTTTTACGGTAAATGCAAAGCATCCAGACGCACAGCATATCAAAGCTGGGAATAAGGTGGCATTTACTTACAAGGGGAAATCACACTACTTAAACATTGTAAATACAGACAAAACAGAGCAGACGATTACTGCTACGGCATGGTCACTGTCGTTTGAGTTAATCAACGAGGATGCTGGAGAATACAAAGCTGGAAAAGCCATGAGTTTTGAAGAGTACCTCGCCGTCTTTGATGCTGAGAGAACGCTTAAATTGGGACTCAATGAGGTGTCGGACAAACGGATCACCAACGAATGGACAGGTACAACGTCCGTATTAAAGAGATTATTCTCCCTGGCTAATGTCTTTTCTGCGGAGATCGAATTTGAGACAGTACTGAACAGAGACTACTCTTTAAAAGAGATTGTCCTAAATGTATATCGGAAACACTCCGATACAGACAGCGGAGTCGGAGAATACCGGAATGACATTGTACTGCGGTACGGGAAAGGAATTACCGGAATTCGAAAAACCACAGATGCCGAGAAGCTTTACACCTGCATCCAGCCGACCGGAAAGGACGGTCTGACAATCAATGGTCTTGACAAGAAAGAATACGATGAAAACGGCAATATCGAGTACTTTACAGACGGTGCGATCATCCGCGCACCGCAGGCAAGGGACCGGTTCCCATCCAACATCGTAAATAAGGCTGATGCTTATATCCTGATGCGTAAAGAGTACGATACAGACAGCAAGGACAAGCTCTATAGCATGGCTCTGTCTGATCTTAAAACAGCATCCGAACCAGTAGTGACCTACGAGGTGGATGGATATTTTGACACCAACATCGGGGACACCGTGAGGATGCAGGATCAGGAGTGGACACCAGTGCTTTATCTACAGGCAAGAGTATCAGAACAGATCAGGAGTCTTACCAATCCAAAAGCTGCAAAGACGGTATTTACAAACTACAAAGAGCTGACATCGGAAATTTCGGACAGCTTATTACAGAGGATGCAAGACCTTATTAATAAAAATAAGGTTTATACTTGCTCTATCTCAACAAACAACGGCGTTATCTTTAAAAATGGCATCGGTAGCACTACTCTGACCGCTTACGCTTACGATAA